CCGTGAACGACGTCAGGAAAGCCGGATCGACGACCAGCGCCTCGACCTCGTGCTCGGCGAGCTGCTGCGCCACCTGCTGCGCGACGAACGTGTAGTCGATCGTCGCGCCCGGCGTCGCGGTCAGGTACTTGTCCTCGACCCAGTCGAGATAGGGCGCCTTGTCCTCGTCGGCGCGCTCTGCGAGCCCTTCCTCTGCCGTCCAGTACCACGTCTTCACCGCGACGAGGTCGTCGGGCATCTCCCAGGCCTGCGACAGCGCGGTGAGATCGTTCTTCTGCGACAGGTCAAGCGACAGCCACGACTTGCGGCCGCGCATCGCCCGGGCGTCGACGACGCCCTGCACCGCCGACCACTTCTCCTCGCTGATCCAGAAGTCGGCCGCGGCGCTGTCGATGCCGAAGTAGAGACGTTTGACGCTCGACTTCGTCGACGGGCGCAGCTTGGCGGAGTTGACCGTCTCGCGGATGTTCTCGATCGGGAAGGTCTCGCCGAGCGCCGGCAGCGACTTCTGCCAAACCTTCTCGTTCTCGAGGACCGTCTCCTTGTCGGCCTTGTCGATCCTGGCGATGAACGCGAACGCCGTGTCATCCTTGGCGTCGCCCTTCACGATCGCCTGGTAGGTGTCCGAGTAGGAGGTGCCGACGTGCTGCGAGGAGCGCGCCGGCGTGTTCGTCCCGAGCAGCATTAGCGCGTTGCCCGCGACCTTGTCGATCGCGGCCTTCCACGTCAGCAGCGCCGTCTCCGACTTCAGCTCGTGGATCTCGTCGGCCGCGACCAGCGAGGGCCGGGGCCCCGACTGAGACTCGCCGCTGGCGATCGGCATGAAGAACGAGCCGCTGTCCGGGTGCTCGATCTTCCAGGCGTTCTCCAGCTCGCCGCGGATGATGACCTCGCCGAGGCCTTCGAGGCTCTCTGCCTCTTCCCCGCCGGGTATGTCGGCGCGACACATCGCCACGGCGTCGCGGAAGAGGACGTTGGCGGTCGCCTTGTCCTCGCCGATGGCATAGCACTGGGCGCGCGGAATGTCGCACCAGCCCATGATGTAGACGCCGATCGCGCCCATCAGCGGCGACTTTGCCTGCCCCTTGCCCGTCTCCAGCCAGCCGGTGCGGAACCGCCAGCGGTTGGTCGCTGTCCGCCAGCCGAACAGGCTGCCGCCGACGAAGGTGTGATACTCCAGAGGGTAGAAGGGCTCGCCGGCCGCGGGGCCGTCGGTGACCTGGAAGACGGAAGGCAGGAAGTTGAGGAAGTGCGCCGCCTCGTCCGGCCGCCAGTAGATGCCGCGGCGCTCACCGTCGCGGATGTCGCGCAGGTGACGCTCGGCAGCATGCCGGACGAGCTCGCCGCAGGTGAACAGCTTGCCCTCGACCGCCGCCTTCGCCCAGGCGGTGGTCGGATCGGCCTCGCCGAGGAAGCGGTTAGGCACGGTTCTTCAGGTAACCGCCGCCGGTCTGCCGACGGGCCTTCTTCTCCACCTTGGCGCCCGTGCCGCGATCGCGCGGGCTGACGCACAACGACTTCTCGAGCGCGGCAGCCTGGCTGTCTGCGTTCGACATCGTCGTCCACCACGGATTGTATGTCGGCACGCCGGTCTTCTTCGCCTTTATGACCGGCCCGGACTTGAGCACCTCGCGCGCGCTGATGTCGTAGGTGACGTAGGCGACGACGAGGCGCTTGATCGAGTGGGCGTTCGCGACCGCGAGCTTCTCGGCCGCGCGCATCTCGCTGATGATGCCCTTCCAGTAGGCGGAAGCCGCCTCGCGGTCCGGAGCGCGGCCGAAGATGGTTCGCCAGTTCGGCTCTGGCGGTACGCCGTCGCCGCCGGCGATCTCGATGACATCGGCCACTCGGCCTCCTCCGGCGTTCAGGCCGAAACCCTCCCCCCTAAAAACGTGATCTCGTAGCGTATGGAGGGCGGGGTCGGTGTCGCCCGCCGCGGCTGCTCAAACTTTTGCGCCGGGGGTGGGTCAGCTACGCCCGGCGCGATTCCACGGATGGTCGGGGCTGGTCGGCCGACCGTCGACACCGATGCCCTTCGCCCTGACCGGTTGAGCCTTCCCGAACTGCGCGGCCGTCACGATCGCGTCGTGGCGGCCGCAGAGATTCTCCGTGTTGTCGTCGATGTCCTCGCCACCGTGCGCCAGCGGCACCTTGTGGTTCACCACCGTCGCCAGCGTGACCAAGCCCTCAGCCTCGCAGTGCTCGCACAGGCCGTGTGTGCGGGCGAGACGGCGGACACGTAGGCGCTGGCCGGCTGCGCCGCGGATGCGGCGATCCGTATTGGTAAGTTGCCAAGGCTTGCGGGCCATACGTTCTTTCGGTGAAACGACCCGCCAAGGCGCTTGATCCAAGTAAGAACCCTGCAATACTCGATGCGCGGCACTATGCCGCTCGGGAGAACGATCTTGCGTAAACTGAGCATGCTTGGCGTTTTAGCAGCTACCAGTGTCGCTGCGTTTGCTGCCGCAGGACCTGCGGCGGCGCAGGACGACCGCTGTAGAACCGACTATAGCGGTTATGGCTACACGGCGGAGCAGATTGCGGAGTTCTGTAGGCTTGAACGAGAGGGAGATGGACCTGGACCAGGCGGTGGAGAGTCCGACGGGGATGGGAACACGTATCCGTCTCAGGGCTGCAATCCCGCCAGTCGCCTGAATTGCTTCCACGAGCATCCAAAGTAACAAGGTTCCGGCGGCGTTCTTCTCAGATGGACGTCGCCTGCCCCTTCATCCGCCACCAGCCGCCAGGCACCCGGGCCGCGAAGCCGACCCGGCGATAGCCGGGACAGACGCCACCGAAGTTCGGATCGCCGAGCATGGCCGCGCCGGGGCTGTCGTAGAGGACGCCGCGGCGAAGCCCGCCGGCCGGATGCGTGTAGACCTCCGCGTAGCGCGGCTGCGGCTGGCCGATAGCGGTGGCTGCCTCAACGATCTGCCTAGCGTGCACGAAACAGGCTCCCAATCTCGCGGGCGATGGTGCGACCCTCGTCGATCCTACGCTCGACCTCGCCGTGGCAGCGCGCCTGCTCGCGCATGTCGAAGGATAGGACGTGGGCTCGGTGGATGAGGGCGTCGAGGCGGTCAGCGACGTGCGGCTGCTGCGCCATCCTCGACCTCCGCCGATGAACAGAACGATGCGGCCCGACGTTGGCCCCGGCAACCATCGAGAGGTTACCCATGCGCTTCAATCTCACCGCCGCGATCGCCGGCGCCACGCTGCTGGTGTCGGCACCCGTGCTCGCCCAGGCGAAGTACGATCCGAACCACGATCCCGTGCGGATCAAGAACCAGGACAGCCGCCAGTACCGCACCGAGCCGAAGGGCAACCAGGCGAAGCGCAACACGCGGTGCAAGATCGTCGTGCAGAAGGGGCAGGACAAGCGCGTGTGCGGCGTCCCGACGAACCGCAGCCCAGGCGACGGGCGCAACCGCTAGGTGCCAGATACAGGTAGAGCCGCAACCCTTCCGGGCGCGGCTCTTCCACCTAATGTTCCCGATACGTTGCGGGGGTGATGGCGTCAAGCAGTCAACCGTTCCTTCATCGCAATAATGTCGGCGACGAACTGGACCGTGGTGCGCGCGGCCGTGACCTGATCGTTCCGGCAGTCGGTCAGCGACGAGCCCGCGAACCCTGCCGCCTCGTCGAAGCGGCACACGTTCTCGAACACCGACCACCACTTCGCCGGGAAGTAGCCCTTGATCCGGCGCAGGTCGTCGAGCGCCTCCTGCTCCGCCCAGCCCGAGCCCCCGCCGCTGCCGGGGATCTTCGACAGGTCGGCCACCAGCGACTTGCCGCCGAGCATGGACCAGAGCCGCTCGCAGTGGTCGATCGCGGCAACCTGGCTCTCGGACAGCAGCTTGGCCGCCTTCCACCGTGCCACAGGCGTCCCGCCGCGATTGACGAGCGTTGTTGCCGTGGTCGCCTTCTCGCCGCGGTCGAGCTTCACGTCGACGATGGCGAAGCTCCCACGCGCCAGCTGGGTGGCGGGCAGCCCGATCGCCTCCGCCTTGTCCGCGACCAGCTGCGCGGCCGTACGCGGCAGCCGCTTGATCTTCACCGACTGCTTCGCCGGCTTCTTCTGTGCCCGCCCCATCGCCTCTTCACTCCGCTCGCGAGGACGGCACGACGTCGTCGACCGTTCTGGTGCAACCTTTGCCGCAGGTCTCGGCATGGCTGGTCTGCGCGCCGCCTGTGGAGAAGTAGACGCGACGGTACGCGCCAGGCGGCGTGACCGCCCAGAGCTTCGTACCGTCCGGCGCCGTAGCGGCCAGCGCCACAATGCCGTTGCCGACCTTCTTCTCGTACTGAGGATCCGCGCTGATCGGCGCCTTGTCGCATCCGGATACGAGTGCCGCGCTGATCACCACCGCACTGCTTACTGCACGCTTCATCGGCTCACTCCGCTCTGATCGTCATAGAACAATTGTGGAACATCGTCACGCCGCGCGCCTGCTCCACCGCGGGCGGCAGCCGCTCGTCCGGCCTCGGTAATCCGCACATCCAGCAGGCATCAGGCGCGGTGTCGTCGCGGGTCTCATCGCGCGCGCCACAGCGGCACGCGAAGAACCGGCGGCCAGCATGCCACGCCGCCACGTCATGCCGCCCGCCGCGTCAGGCGGGCCATCTCGGCGCGTTGGTCGTCGGTCAGCGGTTCGCCCTCCGGCCGCCACATGCGATCATGCGTGGCGATCAGCCCGCGGATCTTCGACAGCTCCCACTGGCGCCGCGCGAGGGTGCCGCACTTCGCCCGGATCTCCGACGGCGTCGGGAAGAACCGCGCTTCGCGCACCACGGCCATGCAGGCCTCGCCGAGCACGTCGGCCGGGACGTCGGCGAGCGCCTCGGAGTAGAGCTCCAGGCGACCCTCGGCCTCCTCGTCGCTGACCTTCGACGCCGGGAAGGCGAGCGCCAGCTTGCCGATCGCGCGCTTGCGACCCTTGTCCGACGCAGGCTGCAGCGCCTCCTCGTAGGCCGGGATCAGCGCGGCGAGCGCTGCCCGCTCCTCAGGTGAGCAAATGTGGCTGAACGCCGGCGCCGTCGCGACCAGCTGCTCGAGCTTCGGATCGCTGGACAGCACGGACCATGGGGTTCTGCGGCTCGGATCGGTCGTGGTGGTGAGGGCGGTTCCGCTGTCGGTTGCCATTGAAGCTCTTCCAGTTCTTGACCCACGTTCGCCAGCTGGCCTGCCAGTCAGCGCTCTTCGTGCGCTTCACCGTGTGGTGGTCGGTGAAGTGCTCGAGCTGCTCCTCCAGCGTGCCGGGCGGCCACGCGTCCATCGCCTTGGCGGTGATCGACCCAGGCCGTACCTCAGGCGCGAAGCCTGCTGGCAGGAACGTCTCCATGGCGGGCGATCGCTCGCGCTTCCCCGAAGAAGGCGAAGCCTTCGTAGGGATGGTGGTTCTTGGCTGTTTGGGTGCAGGAGGTGCGGGGCTGGGCGCATCACCTGCGGGGCGCATCTCCTGCGGGGTGCAGGAGGTGCGGGGTGCAGGAGGTGCGGGGCTGATACACTCCGCAGCTTCCCCTGCTGAGCGGGGATGCAGGGTGTAGATCACGCCGCGGCCCGGGCGCTCAAGCCGGGTGAGATGCCCCTTGGCTGCCAAAGCCTTGACCGCGTTCTGCACGGCCCGCTCCGAAAGCTTCGTTCGGCTCACGAGCCCAGCCACGGAAGGCCAGCACTGCGCCTGCTTGTCGGCCATAATGGCGAGCACCATCAGCACGCTCTGCTCGGGCGCGCTGATGTCCACCACCGCCACAGCGGCGCGACAAAGGTCGAAGCCGGTGACAAGGGTCACGCGGGGCGTTCTCCGCGAGCTTGCGCGATGCGATCGGCGTGAAGCGCCGTGCGAGGGCGCCCGCGCGCGCCGATGCAGCGGAGCCGCGGCAGCGCACCGCACGTCGGACAGGCGCGTGCCATCGCCTGCTTCCGCACGCTCTCGCCGCGGAGATGCTGGGCGCGCTGATCGGTCACAGCTTCTCGCTTCCTGCCGGCCTCGGCCGCGCAGCCTCACGCAGCTTGAACGCGTGATCCACGATCCGCTTGGCCCGGGTCTCGAGCGCGGCGGCGGTGGCGAGGAGGTCGCCATCAGATATGCCGCGATCAGCCGTGATCTTGTGACGCACCGCGCGCGGAGTTATGCAGAGGACGTCCGCCAGCTTGTCGACCCCGCCGAGGAGCGACGCAGCGGTCTCCAGCCCCGTCGTCCTCACCGCCGAGATCGGCAGCGCCTTCCGTTCCGCTTGGACGGAACAGGCGGGCGCGCTCACGATGCCACCCGCTGGCCGGCGAGGCGCGCCGGATAGACCGCCGACCAGACGATCGCCGTGCGACCGCTGCCGTTCGGACGACGAGTGCCGCTGTCCCGCAGCTTGCCGAGGCGAGACAGCTCGGTGACGCGCGGCCGCACGGTGAGGATCGACAGGCTCAGCTTGCCCGCCGCCTCGTCGGCGGTGAGGCCGCTGCTGCGCTCGAACAGGTCGAGTACCCGCTGCCGGATAATCGCCGCGGTGGGCGCGATCGACGCTGCGGCAGCGCGCGACGTGTCGCGATCCTGAGCGCCGGGAAGGGACGGGTAGGCGAAGAGGTCAGCCGACATGCTGGCGTGCTCCTTCGTGGTTGATGGTGGGAGAGAGAGGCATCGCGAGGATGCCGAAACCGCGACGCGCGGCCCGGTCGACGGCGGCGACGCCGCGCGCACCGGCGGCGAACAAGGCGGTGCCGCTCGAGGGGGCGACCCCCTCGCTTCCGTCAGGGCGCAAGAACCGCAGCTTGCGCGTGAAGAGAACGGCATCCGCGCGGCGCCAAGCGGACTGGAACCACGGAGCCGACGTGCGGTCGGGCGTCAGGGCGATGCCGTCGCCGTGCTCGAAGAACCGGTCGAGCCAAGGCTCGAGCGCGTTGCGACCGCCAAACGGCGCGTTCATCCAGATGAAGCCGTAGCCGTTCCAATCGCGCTGCAGGGCCTCGGTGGTCACCCATCGCTGAGCGGGCACCGCGCACGATGCATCGCCAGGATGCGAGACGTCGGTATCGAACGTGCAGCCGAGCGCCTCGAACACCGAGGGCGGCGTCCACCAGTCGTCCGACCGACCAGGGCGCTCCCAGTGGCTCACAGCATCCCCGTGGCGACGCCGCCCAAGGTGCGGGACGGATCAGGGCGCGATGGCCGGAACGTGGGCACGAGCGCCGCGCCGGCGGCGACGCGGGCAAGTTGCTCCTCGAACGTCAGCGGGCGCTTTGCTGGCGTGCGCGTCACCAAGGCGGCGGCGGACGTCAGCGCAGCTCGCGCCTCGACCGCCACATCCTGGTGCATGAAGCGGACCTGCTGCCTCACTTGGTTGTAGGTGACGGGCTGGCCGTCCTCTCGGCGCTTGAGCGCGGCGTAGGTGTCGGACACCGAATGCTGGCGCAGGAGCGCCCGAACCAGCGACGTCGTCGCCGGCGTCAGCACCTCGGCCTTCCTCGTGACGGCTCGTGTGCGCAGGGTGTTGTTGCGCTTCTCGATCACGGCGCGGTCGCGATTGACCGCCTTCGAGGCGCAGCTGCGGCACCGCCCCTTCGAGTATTTCGTGACCGGGCGGGCGCAGTCGCAGCAGCTATGCGTCACCGGCGCTTCTCCCACTTCGCCCGGCACGGCGTGCAGCGGAGCATCCCGCCGCAGCTGAGCACCGGCACCTCCTCGTCGAGGCACGCGTGGCAGGTGCCGAGGAACGGCCGATGCGTCGGCGCGGCGGCGCGCGCGGCGGCGATCGCCCGGTCCGTAGTCGCGGCGGCGAGGTCGTTCGCCATGTCGACGGGGTCAGCCACGGCCAGCCACCATGCAGCCGATGCGGTCGTTCCAAGCGGCCAGCGCCGGCGACGGCGACGGCACGGGGAGCACCCGAACATGATGGCCCGCTGGCGGGCGCAGTGAGGCGCTCGCGGAAGCGGGGTGCTTCCGCGCGGTGATCGCGGGCATCGTCATCTTCCCTCTCAGCGGGTGGGCGCCCGCGGGTCGTTCCTTAAAAGTCGTCGGTCGCGAGCTGAGGCAGGCCCTCGGTGCCGATCGGCAGCTCGCGCAGGCTGACCGACGCGGAGTCGCTCAGATAGAATGACCGCTCGCTGTGCGCCGGGACGAACTCCGTAGTGGTCGCGTAGCCTTCGCGGCGAACCTCCGAAGAGGCGAAGTTGGTCGTGCTGCTAGTGTACGCTTCGACCGGCCAATCGTGGGTCTTCACGGTGACGGTGGTGGTCATGTCGATCTCCTCAGGCGGTGGCAGAGCGCGGCGTCAGCTTGCCGAGCACGTCGTTGATGGCGTCACGGGCACCTTCGAGGGCCGCGCGGTCGCGGCGCACCTCATCGGCGGTGATCTCGTCGTCGTTGGACAGCGCCTCGGCGAGGGCGAGCGCCGCGCGGAGCACCTTGCACTGGCGCGCCTGGTCGCTGTCGGCCTTCGGACGGCTGTCGTGGCAGAGTCGGTCGAGGCTGCCGGTGAAGCGGCCATTCCACTCGCGCTTGGCGCGGGCGAAGGTCACGACGTTCATCGCAGCCGTGCCGTCTGCGTACTTGGCGGCCATGTCGTCGCTGACGCCGAGGACGGCCGCGATGTCCGCCCAGGTCAGCTTGTCTTGCGACTTGATCAGCGCGAGCTCGCTGCCGACCGCCTCGAGCACCGTCGAAGCGGAAAACACCGGCCGAATGCCGTGGATCGTCGGCACGGTCATCGGGCACCTACCTCTTCATGAACAGGGACACTCTTCACCTCGCACCCAAGGCGGTCCGCCTGGCGGTCGCTCGGGCGCTGCTCGGTCGGGCTGACGATCATGCGGCCTGCGCCTCCCGCGCGGGGCAGTCGGTCTCGGTGCATGCGACGATGCGGCTGATCGGCGACGTGCCGCAGAGCGGGCAGTGACGCACCGAGGCAGCAACCTGTTCGCGAACGCGCTGGTCGAGCCAGGCGACCTGATCGTCAGTGAAGGGCGGGGCGGGGTGGCAGGCCATCAAGCCGCTGCCTGCTGTTCCGGCGCGTTCTCGGCCATGAAGGTGCGGACCTTCTGCTCGGTGGCGCGGCGAAGCTCGCGGCCGGCGCGGAGATTGTCGATCAGATTGGCATCGCCAATCGCTCGCCTGCCAAAGGTGGTGGGCGGAATCCCGGCCTTTGCGCGGAATGCCTCAATCTCGGTCAGGATGGGGGCGGCTACCGCCAGCTGCGTCGCGTCCATATGGCTCTAGATAGTCGGATATTACCGACTGCACAAGTCGGAAACTTCGGGCTGGTCCGCGCCGGTGGCCTGTGGGAGTTTTCCGACATGGCAGACGCCGAAGATATGAGAGGCCGACGCCTTTATGATCGCCTGATGGAGCTCAAACCCGCCGACCTCTTGGAGGGCGAGTGGGCGTCCAAGGCTGGTGTCAATCGCGGCTTCTTTACCGACCTCAAGAAACCAACTGGCGGGGCCCCCCGGTCGGACACCCTGCGCAAACTCTTGCGGCACATTGGCCGGGCTGAGGGCGACCTCTTCGGGCATCGTACCGTCCCGGCTCGGTCGAATGAGGCAGGTCCCGGATCAAACCGGCCCGAGCAGCCACAGACGCGTTCCGCCGACGCTGGCGAGACGGCGCCCGTCACCCGCCTCGACCTATCCTACTCGATGGGGCCGGGAACCGACCTCGACGCCAGCTACGTGGATGGCGAGCCGTTCGAGTTCGACATCGGGTTCCTCCGCGGCCTGACGATCACGCCGCCGGAGCGGTTGCGGATCGTCGATGGCATCGGCGACTCGATGCAGCCGACGCTGCACGATCGGGACCTGCTCTTCATCGACGTTAACCAGCGCGACCTGAACGCGCAGGACCGCATCTGGGCGATTTGGCTGTTCGGCCTAGGCGCGGTGAAGCGGCTACGCGCGATCGGCGCCGACACGGTGCTGGTGATCAGCGACAATCCGGACATCGACGACCAGGAGGTGAGCCGGAAGGACATCATGATCCACGGCAGAGTAGTCGGGTCTATCAAGAGGCACTGAAGCTCGGGCAAGCCAGGAGGGGCCATGCGCTACGACGCAGATTTCAATATCAGCTGGCGCGTCGACGACCCTGTTGCGATCCGGGACATCATCGAGAGCCTGCAAGGCGTCGAGACCGTGCTGCGCGAAACGGCTGGCGTTCTCCCTCAGCTCGTTCGAGGGCTTGACGTAGAACATTTCGAGATCAAAGTGCGGACGATTGCCCAACAATCGCCGCTCAAAGAGCTGTTCGTTCTAACCATGTTCCTTGCGTTTCAGAAGAGCCTTGAGACGGCTGTACCCGGCGCAATCGAGCAGGCGACCGGGACGGACATCCCCGCGAACCTCGAGGTAATCGTCACCCTGACCGCGCTGATCGTCGTGTTCTACGGTGTCGGTGCGATCAAGGATTTCCTCGTCGGCTCAAAGGACGGGCCGAGCGCGGCGATGTTGCAGGGGTTGATCGACGAGCTTTCGAAAGAGTGCGGGCTCACGCCGGAGGTCATACGCGCGCGCCTCGCTGAGCGTTATGCGGATAAGTCCGCTTGGAAGCGAGTGACTAACGCTGCCGCTCGCTTCTTCCGCGTCAGCAAGCGGCAGGATAGCTCGCCCATGCTCGTGAACGGTCGGCAAGTCTCTGCCGAGGTAGTTCGAGACGTTCCTGCGGACTATCTATTCGATGACGCGCGCGAAGCTGCTCCAGCGAGACCCTTCTACGATGTGCCCCTTGAACTGCACGCGCAAGACCGCGATCACAGCGGGCAGGGCTGGGCGGCGGTCATCCCAGGCATCGTTGACCGCCGCGTACGGCTCAAACTTCTTTCCGGCGTGAGTGCAGCAGATCTATGGAACCGAGATCGCGCACGTGGTGACGTGATGGTCATCTATGAAAGGGTGGGCGATCAGATGATCCCGAAATCCATTCAGCTTCAGGCCCTTTTGGACTAGCGTGAAGCAGCTATCGATCGCCATCGTTGGCATCACCTACCCTAACAAGGCGAAGGGGCCGACGAGGCTGTTCGAGCTGAAGCTGTGCAAGCCCGGCGAGCCGCTGGAGCTACGGCCCGAGCCGAAGAACAAGCACGACGAGCACGCAATCGCGGTCTTCTCCTGCCGAGGGGTGCAGCTCGGCTACCTGCCATCGGAGCGGGCGGTAATGATCGGCATGCAGCGCCGCCACGGGCGCGAGGTGGCGGCCGTGTTCCAGGAGTTCGGCGAGCGAGGGGCATGGTGCCGCGTTGCGTTCGACGGGGAGGTGCCCACGCTGCCCGCTGAGCGGATCGAGACGCTCGCTGCGGATGATAGCGGATTCTGGCCGGACGATCCCGGCGGGGAGTGCGGCGTCTGACGGAATAATCCGACTACGCGCTTGACGTGTCGGAAACGTCCGACTAGGTAGAGGTCAACGCCGCATCCCGCGGTCGAGGCCGATCATGCCGCTATACGATTTGATCAGCGCAGCGCAGGCATCAGCCGAGCGGCAGCGCGTAGCATTCGAGAGGCTCAGCCCAGCTGAGAAGACGGCCGAGATCCTGCGCGTTGCGCGGGGAGGGCGGTCGTGATCGATCCTATTCCTGTGAAGGAGGAGCTCGACCGCATCCAGCGGGAGCAGCGCGAGCTCGTTCGCCGCGGCAACGGTGCGCTCGCCCTCGGTTGGTTCAGCACGCACGCGCTCGGTCGGGGCGGCTCGGGACCGCGAGTGATCATTTCGGGCGGCATTCTGCCTGAACAGCTTCGCCCGATTGCGAGCGCCACGCCCGACGCGGAGAAGGTCTTCCCGTACCTCGACCGGGCGTTCCGTGAGCATCACCGCAAGATCATCGAACGCGCGATCGAATTGGCGGACTTCGACTTCAAGGGCGAGGAGGTTCGCTGATGCGCTCCGCTGCCGCCCTCCCGCGGACGATGTTCCAGCGGGTGAAGCCTGCGCGCGCCGGCCGCCCGGCCTGGAAGTGCGCCGAGGACTTTAAGCGCCACCTGAGGCACCTGCCGTGCGCCTGCTGCGGGAAGGAGCCGGGCACGCCGGGCAACCCGATCGTCGCAGCGCACGTCGACCATGCGGGCGGGAAGGGGATGGCGACCAAGGTCGCGGACCAGCACTGCATCCCGCTCTGCAACGGCTGCCATACGGAGCAGCACCGGATCGGCTGGCCCGAGTTCGAGAAGCTGCTGCCGCTGGTCGACGCGGTGGCGCTTGCCGGCGTTTACTGGACCGAGTGGCCGGGCCGCCGGTCGTGGGAAGCTGAGCTTGCGGCTGCGGGTCAGGGGGCGCCGCGATGAGCGCGACCCTCCACCGCCTCCCGGTCGACCCGGATCTTGAGCGCGCTGTCGTCGAGCTCGCCGGCACCGCCGTGCGCCTCCGCCAGGTCGAAGAGGATCTGATCCGCCACGCCGCGGACGAGCGCTACGCGACCTATGCTCACCGGATCGTGCTGCTGAACGACGCCCGCCGTGCGATCGCCGGCCGCGCCGAGGTGCTCGCCGTCCGGCCGGGCTCGCTGCTGCTGTTCATTGAGGAGCATGCCCGTCTCCGCAAGCGCACCGGTCGCAAGCCGTCGCTGGCGCAGCTGCAGCGCGCTGTCGGCGACGCGCTCGACGTCCGCCAGCGGGACCTGTCCACGCGCCGCGCCGAGCAGGCGATGGCGGACTTCCACGCGCGCCATGCGGCCGACGAGGTCGACGATGGCCTCGACGCGATCCGCTACCTCGAGGCGTGCGCGTCATGAGGCGGCCCGACCCAGACACGCCGCCCATCGGCCGCCAGCCCTACGCCATCCTGATCGCGCCCTCGCGACGCTACCCCTGGTACGGCCAGATCGTCGGAGCGCACGTCGTCACCGGCCCTCTGGGCCCGATCGCCTATGCGGGCGGGGAGCGGTTCACGAACCAGCAGGTCGACGCGATCCGGAAGCTCGGCCTCGACCCGGCGACGGTCGCGACGATGACGGTCAAGCGCCAAGCGCTCAAGGACGAGCTCTGGATCCCGCTCGGCCAGCTGCCGCCCGTCTTCGCCTTCGAATGTCCCGTCATCGGCAACTGGCGCGGAAAGGTCCGCGTCATCGCGCCCGATGGCCAGAAGAGCCTCGTTTTCCCCGATGGCTGGGGGCACCACCCGATCCGCATCCCACGGGATGCATACGGAGCACCGCTATGCTGAGCACCACCCACAAGGTGGAGCTCGCGCTCCGCCGCACCACCGTCGGCGACGTCGCCGCGGTCGCCCTCTTCGCCGCCGCCATGCTGCTCGGAGTCTCGCTGTGACCGCCGCGCGCTCCTACCGCGACGTCTTCAACGCGACCGGCCGGCGCCCGCCGCTGCCCAGCGACCTCCGCACGGTGAAGAAGCCGGGCGAGCTCGTGATGACGACGGCGCACGAAGCTGCGTGGCGCGTGCCGGGCCCGCGGGAGGCGCGCTCGTGACCCCCGACACCGCCCTAGAGGCGATCACCCGCCTGAGGGACGCGCTCGGCGATGCAAACCATCACGAGAGCTTAAGCGTGATGGTCAAGTGCTCGGACCTCGAAGCTATTCTCAACTCGCACAGCGCGGGGGAGGGGCTGCGGGCGGTTCTACTGGACGCGTGGCCGTTCGTTTCTGACGCCACAATGCGCGGCCGGATCGCATCCGCCCTCCGCATGGACGACGTTGGATACGATCCTGCTGCGCCAGTCGCTCGCATTCATATCACGCCAGAGCATGAAGAGGCACTTCACCGCGCCTTGCTCGCCTCAACCGAAACAGTGCAGGTTTTCACCCCTCCTTCCGATGCGGGGTCCACCACGCGGTCGGGCGGTGATCCCGTGTTCCGGCTTCACTATCTGGGGCTTCTCGGGCTTATTTCCGAAGCGTCGCCGTGGGTTGACGAGGATACCCGCGACAGCATGCACTCCGCCTTGGAAGACGCGATGCGCCTGGACCCGTCGATGCGCGTCCGCAGGGTCATCGATCGGTTCGTCATCTCGCACGTGGATCAACCGGGAGAGGCCGCATGAGCGCGCCCACCACGCACGACCGCCTCCCGAGCATCACCTCCGCCGACCAGCTGGTCGCCATGCTGTCGCGGATGCAGCACACCGGCGACGACGGATGGACGCCGCGCGACGACAACGACGACGCGGAGAACGTGCTCGACGAGATTATCGCCAAGGCGCGCATCCTCCGGTCCACCACGCGTTCGGGCGGGGAGGGGGCTTTAGCACGGCGGATGTACGCCGACAGTTGCGCTGATCGCCCTTGGTCAAGCGCCGGGGGAGCTACGCAGAGCCGTTTCCTTGGCTACGCGAGAACAGCGATAAACGCCCTCGCCACCACCCCTTCGCCCGATGCCTCACCCGATAGCGGGTGTACCGCGTCGCCGGATCACGCCGACATTCTGGAAACGATCGAGAACGCGGCCGATGACTGGCAGCGCCAGGGCTACACGTCGGCGCTCGCTGAGGTGCGCGATATGGCGAATGTCGGCCGCGCGCTGATGGAGGTCTTGCCCAAAGGCTACAACTACATGAACTGCCCGTCTGAGATCGTGACCGACCTCATGAACGAGCGGGACGAAGCACTCGCCGCCGATGCTTCACCCAATAGCGGGGAGACAGGGCACCGAAACATTCACGGCGAGCCGATCCCCGACGTGCCGCTGACCCCGTATGCCGATCCTGAACCCTCCCCGGCGATCGTGAAGGAGGCGGGGGAATGAGCAACAGCGACTTCAACCGTGGCTACCTGATCGCGGTCGCCAACCTGATGAACCTGCACGACAGCGAGATTGAGGCACGCGACGTTCTCGGCGAACTCGGCTGCACGCGGGCGCAAATGGAGAAGCTCGGCCTGACGGATTACGACCTGACGCCGCTCCGCAAGCTGTACGATGAAATGGATCGGCTTACCGAGGTCTACAAACGCCAACGCGCCCGCGCCGCCCTGTCCGCGAGCAATGCCGCGCAGGCGTCGAAGTGAGGGGGGTGGAGAGCGCCGCCGCATGGGTGAACAGCATCCCAGGTGTTCGCCCGACCGATCAGTTCATCGCGCTTGATAGGCGCGCATTCGAAAGGTGCGTTGAGAGGGCCATGGCGTCCACTCGCGTTGAGCTGAAGACCTATGATGCCGGCTTGCTCGGCGATGGTGGTGGCGGCGACGTAGACTGGTGGCAGGATTACATCCGCGCCGAGCTTGCACGGGCTGACGAGTTCTACCGCGATCAGGTGTCCGCATGACCCAAGGTGGCGAGAGCGTGGTGGTGCCGCGCGAGGCGCAGGACCGTCGCCGCACAGCGCTGATTGAGCGGTTGGGGACCATAGCCGATCTGGCGTGCACGACGCCGCTACCGGGCGAGCTAGGTGACGTGGCCTACGACCTGCTGCGCCAAGCCGCGGCACAGATCGCCAGCGACCGGTTGCATATCCGCCGCTTACTCGCCGCCGCGCCTTCCACAAGCGTGCGACAGGAGGTAGCCGACACTAGCGCAGCGAGAGTGGCAACGCTGATCGGCGAGGTAGAA